GTGAAGACCGACATCTTGACATATCCCCGAAAACCCCTAACGATAAAGGGGTCGGAAGGGTCTTTCATCCCACTTCTAGCATAAACGCTATAAGCAGGATAAAGCCAATCTCCAGCACGACGCTTCTTTAGGCGTTTGGGCTGGAGCATATAGGTGTCAAAGAACCCACCCTCATACAAACGTCTCTGAAGCTTACGATTGGACCTAAGAGTATAGCTACCGATTAGGTGGCCGTCTCCGTATCCATCGGGCCCAAAGAGCCGTAGAGGTTCTAGAGTCCACCCTAGGATAAGATCTGCGAGCTCTCGCTCGCAACGTCTCATAGCCCAGTTGTGGAATAGATAAAGGGTCTGCTCGCTAACCTGATCTCTCAGGTAAAACGGGCGGATGTCGGAACCGCGTAACCAGTCAGCTCCACAGGACTCACGAAAAGGACCGTTCTGGTACGATTTCTCAGAATTAACCTCGAAACCGTAATACTCCAGAGTTTCCTTTAGCAATTCGTAAGCCCCGCTCGGTACGATGATATCATCACCGAACACGCTGACATCGCCCTCGTTAAGGTCTAGGACGCGGCACACTCCGACCGAGAGAGCAAAAAAGATCAAGCTCTCAAGTTCAAAAGTGTAACCGTTTCCCATGCTACTAAATTTCTCTAGTTGCAAGATTTGACCTCTATGAGCCACCGCCCCCGTACGATAACGACTAAGAAAGTCGAACCACTTAGGAGGTAGCAACTCGGCGACAGTACCTATCGAGAGTGTGTCACTGGCAGAAGCCAGATCGACAGTTGCAAGATCATTGCTGATCGAGCCGGACTCGGCAGAACGCCGATTCCTCTCTTGATCCGATAGGTCCAGGTTAGAGACGCTTAACATTCGACCTTTCAAGTATGTACCGATCCCCTTTTGGGCAAGCCCATTAAGAATCGGTTCTACAACGATTGGTCTAGTAGTCTTCGCGCTCTTTGCGACAAAGACTAACTTCCCACAGCCTACCGATACTGGGACATCTATAGCAAACGAATCATCACCCTCTAATTGAATAGAGAGAGATCTTTCAATGCTACATTGCCCATGATGTATGGCAAGAAAGGGGAACTCTTCAAGGAGTTCACCCACGTGAGGTAAGCAATCTTCGCTACAAACTAGACTCGCAGAAAGCTTAGCAATTGCGCTAGCTTCCGCAGATTTTACGTTAGTAGAGGCCCCAGGGCCGTAAAGGAAGGTAAGTTCTTCTAACTTCGGAACTCTCCCAAGGATTTCAGCAATTTTACGAACAGCATAGTAAGAAGCTACACTGACGCGCCCAGAAGGGCGAACTGAGTCCAAGCGATCATTCGTTAGTCGGCACCTTTCCTCAGCCTTCATGAATGATTCTACACCGCGTTCCTCCGGAACATACCCAAGGTCGAGCCAAGTCTGTTTTGAGAACAGAGCTTGAATCTGTCGGGCATGCCGAAAGTCCTCAGTGGAGAAATCAGTCATATAGTCGAATTGAAAATCGACGACACCGCGGTAGTCTTTATCCTGCACAAGCTTATTAAGCGAGGCAGAAAGGGGACCACCGCGGCTGGCTAGCCAAGAGGAGACTGTCCTAATGAAGTCTAAAGACTCCTCAGGACTTCGCTTCGATATCCAGTCCACGTTTCGGGAATAATTCCCGTTAGAGGATGAATGATCCCTTTTCTTGCCGTGCATAATACACCACCGTATCATAGTATTTAAGATTCATGAAATCATAGTACTCGCTAAACCTGACCAAAGGGTCAGGCTCGGCGAATGAACTAATAAATCCATGGCTTTCATAACTAAAACGGCATTCGGTAATATAGCTTTCCAAAAGCTTGCGAAGCTTGAGGATCACCATACTATCGGTAATATTAAACACGGTAAGGAGGTCATCAAGAGCGGTATTACCCGCCTTGGATATCACGCACTCATCGTTAGAAAGATCCATTATAGAACTCCAAGGTAGCGTTATGCTACCAGTTAATGAGGTAACGGGGTCTACCAGATTATTAGTTTGGCAGAACAACGTTGATGAGGAACTGAGGGCCGGGTAGCACGGAATTCTTCCATGCGTCGCCAGCAGCAGTATTCGCCAAGACACCTGTAGCCGTAGTGGCTGAGGCGCCCTGAGCGATACCCATCAACAACTTCACCAGGTTTGCACGATCAGCAATCGTCGATCGCGGATCCGCGAACACGGTAATAATACCCGTGTTAACGTAAGCCACTTTCGGCGGTGCCACGTACCCGGCTGAAGTCCCGGAAGCGCCGAGAGTCTCCATTACGGGGACTTCCAACTTCACTGTCAGCTTGTATGCACCGCTCTTGACCACTTCTTGCGTCACGTTGATGCGAGGTTGCCCTTCAAGGGGCACACCTGCTATCACCGCACGGTAATAGGGGTTGGGAGTGTCGGTGACCGGAACGAATGTGATTTCGACCGGAGCTGTAGCATCATCCTTTATCAGGAGGTTTGCCATCGCAGCCATGATAGGCCCTTTTGCCCTTTATAGGGGCAGTTGAAGTAGGTTAATGTACCTCTTGCGAGGGTTGTAGGACAAGTAGAAAGCGGGTTCTTATAGATCGACGGTATTAGCCGTAGAAATTAGAACTCCGCCTCACACGTTGGCCTATTTTGAACCGAGTCTGGGCAAGAGCAATCGCATTTCCTATGCGACGGCCGTGGACTGCTCCACCAAGGTTAAACGAGGGAAGAGGTGGCGACAAAGAAGTCGTCACAACCCGCGTGAATTCCGTTTCTTTGCATTGGTCCTCCTTCACGTTCCCGCCTTTCACTAAAGCTAGTGAAAAGGCAGAAAAAGGTAACTGGAGAATACCAGAAAGAACACCGAATCCTTGCCTGCGAGTCGTCATTGTTGTTAAAAACCTTCCTTTCAGCTTTGGTATAGCATTCAGGTTGGCCAAATACGTACCAATAGGTACGAACCAATCAACGACGAAGCTGTATGGAATTAACTCCCATGCAACCGTTAAAGGGTCATACAAACCCAGCTGACGATTAGCTGACATCTCTTCGTACATTTCGTACTGGATGCGACGCGTAACCTTCAGTTGATAGGTTTGGGAATACTGTGATGGGGATTGAGAACCCTCATACACACCTTTTAACTCTCTACTTGTTCTGATTATAGCCGACCTAGGACCCTCAGATATAGCATGAAAAGCCTTAACGGCTTCATACGTATCCGAGAGAGTAGGCAGCCAACCATACTGAAGTTCCAGCCAGCGACCCGAAATATCAGAGGGTTTAAGTCTGCTACTTCGGGGCTTGACGCCAAGAGCACGTGCGGCAGTGGCGAAATCACCACGCTTAAGTGCCATGACGGAACGGCCAAATTGACCGAGGTTAAACACGACCATACTGGAGACCTGGTGCATCTGCGCCAGGTTTACGGCAAGATTGAAATCATGCCCCTTCACCTTTTCAACTAGTTTTGAATATAGTTTATTGGTGTCGGCAGTACTCCATACCAGTTCCTGACCAAAGGCGTTAAAGCCTGCAGCTACAGCATAGGTTTCACCCATATACTGTAAACCTGCAGACGGCGACCCAAGGTAACGGTACCAGCCATGGAGATTGGACGGTCTTAGGCGGCTTGCTATGTGTGTAGTGAAATCATTCCACTTCAACCTAGTGCCACCTGCGTAGGGCTCGAACTTTCCATCAGTGCCAGACCAGCTCTTGCTGAATTCTACACCGGTGAAATAAGGATCGAGCACCACCCCTGGAGAGGGGCCTACGACGCCGGTCGTCACGGAGTAGGAGTAATTCCTCCCTCAGAAGTAGGCAAGCAGAAGTCTTGCGACACTGCGGCTTCCTTCAAAGGAGGAACTACCTCTCTAGGGTCCTGAACCTTCAACGAGAAGTCGAAGGGTATCAGTTCCCAGTCTATGGGTACATCTATGCATCCCTGTACGCGTCGCTCGTTGTATTGCAGATAAGCGGCCAAACCGGAACAACCGGAAATGCCTCCTACTGTAGATACGATAAAAGCTAAGCGCAACAGTTGCCGATTGAAGCCATCCCATGACGGGAATGACACTTTCGGCGCCTCCATATTTGTATATGGTTTGTGCATATTTGTACTCTCCGATAGGTGACCCTGAAATAGGGCCATATGGACTTAAACATGTCCAAATAAGCGTG